CGTTGATTTGATCCGCGGGCGGTTTCTGTAGGGGGTGTAGTATATGGTAGACCGCGATGAGAAGAGATATATGGACGAAGAAGCTCGGCGGGAAGCCAGATATGACAGTATTTCCGACTATTTGGAAAAACAAGAGCGGATAAAGAAAGAAGCTGCGAGGCTCAAACGGCTCTTTTCTAAAATTGATCCCCAGAAAAAGAAGCTGGTGATCACAACGATCGATGATGTTGCATTCATGACAGTCACCATGCAGGATCTGCGGGACAATATTATCCGGGATGGTACCAGCATCACATACAAGAACGGAGAAAACCAGTACGGCACTAAGCAAAGCCCTGATGCACAGCTGTATTTGCAGATGTCTCAAAAACAGACGGCAGCGATAAAGATTTTGGTTGACTGCCTGCCTAAGACAAAGAAAGCGCCAGTGGAAAAGAGTGATGGGTTCGAGGACTTCATTGCATCACGGGATGATTAAATATTCTGCAGAATACAATCCGATCAGGGAGTACTGGGAAGAAATAACGACAGGACGTGTTGTTGTTTCTGCAAAAATCCGGAAAGTCTATAAAAAGCTGGTATACGATTTAGATCACCAGGACGAATACTATTATTGCCCGCAAAGAGCAAACCATATTATTGAGTTTGCTGAGAATTTCTGCAGGCACAGCAAAGGAAAGTACGGTGGAAAGAGAGTCGTATTAGAGCTCTGGGAGAAAGCGCTGCTTGCTTCCATCTTTGGATTTGTTGATATCGAGGGCAACCGGAAGTACCGGGAAGCGATCCTGATCGTCGGCAAGAAGAACGGGAAATCCCTCCTGGCCTCGATCGTCGGCCTGTACATGCTGACGGCCGATGGAGAGCCGGGACCCGAGTGCTATGCCGTGGCGACCAAGCGTGAACAGGCGAAGATCATCTGGCTGGAAGCAAAGCGGATGGTCGCAAAGAGCCCGACTCTTGCGAAGCGGATCCGGTCACTGGTCGGTGAGCTGGATGCTGACTTTAATGATGGGGTGTTTAAGCCCCTGGCATCTGACAGCAACACGCTGGATGGTTTAAACATACATGTCGGTCTGATGGATGAGATCCACCAGTGGAAAAGCGGAAAAGCCCTGTATGACATCATAGCCGATGGTGTTACGGCCAGAGAGCAGCCACTGATCTTCATCACTTCCACCGCCGGTACGATCCGGGAAGATATCTATGATCAGAAGTATGATGAAGCAAAACGAGTGATCGACGGCTACTTTGATCCAAAAGGATACAAAGATGACCGTCTGATCGCGTTTATATATGAGTTGGACAAACGAGAGGAATGGATGGATCCGGCGTGCTGGAAAAAAGCTAATCCGGGACTCGGAACGATCAAGAACTTTCAGACATTGTACGACAAGGTAGAACGGGCAAAAAAGAACCCGCTGCTTGTCAAGAATCTGGTTTGTAAGGAATTCAACATCCCGGAAACATCATCTGAAGCGTGGTTGACAGCTGAGCAGGCTATAAACCCGGAGAGATTCGATCCGCTGAAGATGAAGCCAAGGTATGGCATTGGCGGGACCGACCTGTCTAAGACAACAGACTTGACAGCCGCCAAAGTAATATTCCAGGTCCCGGATGATGAAAAAATCTATGTTCTCCAGATGTACTGGATGCCGGCTGATCTGGTCGACCTGCGGGTTAAAGAAGACCACATCCCGTATGACGTATGGATAGAGCAGGGTTATATGCGGACATGTGAAGGCAACCAGATCAGCTATAAGGACGTGACACAGTGGTTCGTGGAGATCCAGGAGAAGTACGACATATATCTTTACAAAATCGGGTATGACTCGTGGTCAGCAAAGTACTGGGTGGAAGAAATGGAAAGCACCTTTGGCCAGAATGTCATGGTCCCGGTGATCCAGGGAATGAAGACACTGTCAGGACCATGCAAATCGCTTGGCGCTGACCTGGAGGCCAAAATAATTGTTTACAACGATAACCCGATAGATAAATGGTGCTTATTCAATACAGCCGTTGAGGTAGATAAAAACGATAACATCCGGCCGATCAAGACCAGCGTACCGACAAGACGAATTGACGGTACCATGGCCCTGCTGGATGCTTATGTTGTATACAAGGACAATTTGAGTGAGTATCAGAGCATGATCTAAGGAGGACAGGAAAATGGGACTTTTGGATCGTTTCCGCGGAAGGGAACCTACGAAGACAAACGCCTCGACTGCAAAGCCGGATGAGACAAGCCGCATTTCCATGGTGACTACCTGGGGAGAATACTATTACTCCTGGAACGGGAAGCTGTATCAGTCGGACATAGTCCGGTCATGTATGCGGCCGTATACCCAGGCTGTCGGAAAGCTTGTTACAAAGCATATACGGGATGACGTAAAGACCGGCCTGCAGGTAAATCCACGGGTCAATATAGCGATGCTGCTGAAGTATCCGAACACGATCATGACAGCACAGCAGTTCCAGGAAAAGATGGCCGCGCAGCTGCTCCTGAACAACAATGCTTTCGCACTTGTGGTCAGGGATGAAAACAGGATGCCGTGCGGACTGTATCCGATCCCGTGTGTGAATGCTGAAGCTGTTTATGATAAGCATGGCGTGCTGATCCTGAAGTTTACGTATAAAAACGGCAAAACGAACGCATTCTATTACAGTGATATCGTCCACCTGAGGCGAGATTTCGGCGAGGATGAGATCTTCGGGACGAATCCGGGGCCAGCCCTGGCTCAGCTGATGGAGTGTGTCGGGGTAATTGACCAGGGGATCGTGAAGGCGATCAAGAACAGTTCCATCATCCGGTGGCTGCTCAAGTTTACGTCTTCCATGCGTCCGGAAGATATTCAGAAAAATGTTAAGGAATTCGTGAATAACTACCTGAGTTATGAATCCGAATCTTTCGGGGCAGCAGGTGTTGACTCCAAGGTGGACGCGAAACAGATCGAGCCGAAAGACTATGTCCCGAATGCTGCCGTTACAGACAGGATCACGGACAGGGTGTATTCCTTCTTCAGCACAAACAAGAAGATCGTCCAGAGTGATTATACAGAGGATGAGTGGAATGCATATTATGAGGCTGAAATTGAGCCGTTCGCCGTACAATACGGGGCTGTTCTTACGAGCCGGCTGTTTACCAGGAAGGAGATCAGCTTCGGCAACCAGATCGTGTGCGAGGCCAGTAACCTGCAGTGCGCATCCATGGCCACAAAGCTGAACCTGGTACAGTTCCTTGATCGTGGCATCATGAATGCCAACGAGATCCGTGCTGTGCTGAACCTTCCGCCTATTCCGGGCGGTGACGTATACGTACGTAGGCTTGACACGGTTCCGACAGAACAGCAGTCCAATAATAACGCATTTTTGCCAATGATCGGAGGTGAGATGGATGGCGAAACATAAGATCAATATTCGCGGGCGCATCATTCCGAATGACTACAAATGGTTTTACGATTATTTCGAGGAAGACAGTACATGCCCGAGGGATGTGCAGAGAGTTTTGGACGTGGTCGTTCCCGGTGATGAAATCGATGTATATATCAATTCTCCCGGTGGAGTGATCGATGTAGGATCGGAGGTCTATACGCTGTTGCGGAAGGCAAGCGAAACATGCAATGTCACGAACTATATCACGGGTGAGGCATGTTCCGCGGCGTCTATCATCGCCTGCTCCGGTCGTTGCATCATGTCTCCGACAGCCCTGATGATGGTGCACTGTGTTTCATCCGGTATATGCGGGAACCATAGTGATATGGAGCATATGGCGGAAGTACTTCGGACTGCAGACAAAGCGCTTTGTACGGCATACATGGCCAAGGCCGGCATGACTGAAGAAGAAGCGCTCGAAATGATGGAGCATGAGACCTGGCTGACAGCCCAGCAGGCGAAAGAGCGGGGTCTTGTGGACGAAGTCATGTTTGAGGAAGAGGAAGCGCTGCCCATGACAGCATCGCAGGGGCTTTTCAAGCTTCCAACCGAAGAACAGATGAACAGGGCGCGGGCTATGATGGGTGAGCAGCCTGTTTATGATAGCGGAGAAGTGGAGGCTTGCGGATATGAGGATGCGATCCGGCGCACGAGGGAGATCAACCAGCTGAGGATGTCAGTTGGACAAAACTTAATAAGATGATGTTACACCGACAGGGACAATGGGAGCCCTGCCGCTAACCTGAAAAAATTACAGGAGGATTTTACCATGAAGTACAAAGATTATCTTGAGCAGAGGCAGGCGCTCATGAATGCCCTGCAGGAACTCATTGACACTGGCGCTTCTGATGAAGAGTATAATGCCAAAAAGGCAGAGGTTGAAGCTCTTGATCAGAAGTGGGAGGCTATCTGCCAGAAGCAGGCGGATCTGAATGCCCTGTCCGACAACCAGAGCACCACAAACATTCAGGCACTCAAGGGTGTTGAAGTCGAAGATGCCACTCCGGCAGGTTTTGCAGACATGGCGCCGGCTGTCGTAAAGACAAGCGATCCGGCAGAAATGCTGAAGTCTGACGCTTATGTGAACGCATGGGCCAAGCAGATGATGGGCAAGCAGCTGACTGCAGATGAGCAGGCGCTTATCACCCTGGTAAATGCTTACACCCACACGACAGGCAACACCGGCATCGTGATCCCGGAGACAGTCGCATCCGGAATCTGGGACATGGTCGAGGAGCTGTATCCGCTGTGGGCAGATGCACAGAAGACCTATGTTAAGGGCAACTACACTGTACCGATCTCTGATGCCAGCACCGCAGCAGCCTGGTATGATGAGGCAACTGCTACCGCTGACGCAGAAGAGTCCTTTAGGGAGCTTACCCTTACCGGCCGCGAATTATCCAGAGCGATCACCGTTTCCTGGAAGCTGCGTGAAATGGCAATCGCCGATTTCATCCCGTTCATCCAGAAGAAGCTGGCCCAGAAGATGGGCGCTGCTCTCGGTTATGGTGTGTCTAACGGCCGTGGCGTTGACTCTGCCACTCCCGCAACCTATAAGCCTGAACCGGTAGGTATCTGCTATGCTCTGAAGGGAGAGACCAATACTCCGCAGATCGTAAAATACGACAGCGAAGACGGTATTACCTACGGGGATCTGACAAGCGTTCGCGCGAAAGTCACGATCGGCACAAACGCTCTTGCTTTCTATGCAAAAGCATCTACCATCTGGACTCTGCTTGCAAATGTGAAGGACAACAACGGTCGTCCGATCATGATTGCTGATCCTATCAATGGTGGTGTAAACAGGATCTTCGGTATTCCGGTTAAGGAAGACGATTCCATGACTGAAGGCGAAGTCCTCCTGGGTGCTCCCTCTGTTGGATATATCGCCAATGTCAACAAAGACATGTCCATTATGTCTGAGGAACACGTGAAAGCTCGTACCGTGGATTATTGCGCATACGCAATCGTCGATGGCGGTGTGATCTCCACCAAGGCATTCGGTCTGCTGATCGTAAACCCTCTCTAAGTCTGTCGGTAAGCGCTGACATTCCGGCAGACACAGATCTTCTTGGTAAGGTCGTAGGAGATCTTCAGGAAGATATTGAAGTCGGCACAAACGCCATCAGCGGAACGTTGAAGTATGTGACGGGATATACCGGCTTCTCAGGCAAGACGTCGGAGCGCAAAGGTAATTACCTTGCTCTGCACTGCACGGCAGAAGAGGGTGCCACGATCACTGTTGAGCTTATCAACGGTACAGTTGGCCATCCTGTCACGCTGGATCCTGACGGGCTGATCATCCTTCGTATCGCCGATAAGGATACCCAGTCGGTCCGTGTTGTTGCTTCCAAGGATGGCGAATCCAACACCAACAACTATAGTCTGAAAGGCCTGACGCTGACGCCTGAAGGCGGTGGTGGTTGATGGCAAACATCGCGATCACAGATGATTATATCTCCGAGATGATCGCTGCTGTCCGGGTATCTGAGACGGATACTTCCATACAGGAAGTTACAGACCTGATCCAGGCGGCAGTGGTCGATCTGGCGCGGCAGGGTGTTGACACCGTGAATCTGGATGAGCCTTCGACAAAACAGGCGATCAAGCTGTATGTCAAAGGCTATTACGGATACGATGACGGCAGCCGTTTCCAGGCGGCCTATGAAAAGCTTTCCGCTGCAATGTCCCTGAGCAGTGATTACGAGGGCGGTGATCCGGATGAGTGAGGAAGCTGTTCTTCTGTGTGTCATGCAGGGAAGGAATGCAAACGGCTTTCCGGTGGAGACCGTGACAGAGACGCCGGTATACTGCCGGGAGAGATCAGTCACGCGGACAGAATTCTATGACGCACACAGGGCAGGGTTTACGATAAACCTTGTCCTGGAAGTCCGTCAGGAAGACTGGGAGCTGACACGGCACATGGCCAACGGTAAACGTGCATATGCCACGAAGGTCAGATATGACAGCGGGACTTATGACATCATCCGGGCATACCGGAATGATAAGTCTATGATCCAGCTGATGTGTGCGTGATCGGAGGGGTTGACAATGAATGTGAATCAAAAACTGAATGCAGCCCTTACCGGGATCGTGAACGGCAATATCTGGCCGCTCGTGAAGCCTGCTTCTGAAAATCCGGATGTGTTCATCGTGTATAACAGTCAGGGTGATTACTCTGACCGCGGTGACAATCAGGATCTTGAGTGGGAGCACAATATACAGGTGCACTGGTATGCAAAAGGACATGCTGATTACACGAATCCCCGGAAGCAGATCAGGCAGGCCCTTCGAGAAGCTGGCTTCCTTGTGACCGGTATGCCGTATCTGACGTATGACACCGTGAACGGCCAGTCAAGTCAGGGCACGCAGACTGGATATACTCATATGACGATCACCTGCATTATTGATGAGGAGGATTGATCAGATGAAGATTCAGGTTGAGGGCCTTGATGAGGTTATAAAAAAACTGGAAAAGCTTTCTGATAGAGCAAAGGTTGAAGAAATTGGCAAGAAAGCAGTCGAAGCTGCAAAAGGCACGGCGCTGAATGCTGCGAAATCAGCTGTTGCCGCGTCTGAATATGGCCGGCGGTCAACCGGATCCATCGCAGCATCCATGGAGGTAACTGAAGCAAAGGTTAACCAGTATGGTGCATATGCTGTTGTCAGGCCAACCGGCCGGGACGCAAAAGGTGAACGGAACGGCGCAAAGGCTGCTTACCTGGAATATGGCACACCGACATTAGGCGCACGTCCATGGAGGTCACAGGCGGCGTCAGCTCCGGAGGAAGCTGTCAAGTCTCTGATGGAAGAAGTAATCAGGGCAGAAATGGAATTAGAATAAGAGTAACAACCGGCACACAATTTGAAAGCGTGCCGCTAACCATCAAGAATTAATGGAGGAATGAAAAATGTCGAAAAAGGGTATTGAATATGCCGTGTTTGGCCTTCTGAACGAGGCAACCGGAACTTATAGCAACGGCAAGTACATGAGCCCGGTCGCTGCTTTTAACGGCAATCCGACAAAGTCCAATGTCAAAGACTACGGCGACAATCGCTGTGTGGAGACTGATAACGGCGTGACTGGCGGCACTCTTTCTGTGGAGTTCAACCATGATCAGGAAGATATCTACCTGATGCTGCTTGGTCACTCCAAGTCTGAAGGTGTAATTAACTACAACGCCAACGATATTGCTCCGTTTGTTGGTGCAGGTGCTGTTGGTCAGTCCGAAGGCGAATGGGTGGCCAAGTTCTTCAAGAAAGTGCAGTTCTCTGAGCCGAACGATGAGAACAGCACCAAACAGGAGAATACCACATTCAACCATGTTACCGTTGAAGGTGAGATCTTCGTGCTTGAGAACGGTGATTGGAAAGAAACGAAGAGATTCACCACTAAGCAGGCGGCTAAGGATTGGCTGAACAGCAAAGTTGGCCTGACTGCAGAACCGACGATCGGGCTGAATGCGACCAGTATCAACCTGACCAGTGGTGATACCTTCCAGCTGGAAGCGATCACGAACCAGTCTCCGGCTCCGACGATCACATGGGCATCTGATACGTCTGCTACGGCTACAGTCAGCAATGGCCTCGTAACGGCGGCAACCACTGCCGGAACTGCTGTTGTGACTGCATCGATGACAGTCGGCGGCAAGACCTACAAGGCTGCGTGCGCGGTTAACGTAGCTGCTGCCCAGGCCTAAGTTCACGACAAAGGAGGCGCGTGAATGAGCGATCTGCAGCCTAGAGGCATAACAATCAATATCGGCGGGGTTGAACGGCATTTGCTGTTCACCTTCGCCGCCATTGATATCATCCAGGATCACTTTGATAAGCCACTTGTGGAAGTGATCGAGATGCTCCGGGATGACCGGCAGATCTATAAGGCAGCCGGCTTTATCATAACCACCCTGATCAATGATGAGATCGCCCGATCCGGTGGAAATGGCAGGGGCGAGGAATTGATGAATGTCATGCGTATGCTGGATGTGTCCATGACAGAGAGAGTGGTGAAGACGATTCTGAGGGCATACGGGATCTCACTCCCGGAACCGGATGAAGATGATATTCCTGACGATGAAGATATTGAACAGCTGAATATAGCGCGGATGATATACATCGGCACGACAAAGCTTGGGTATTCAGAGGCAGAAGTCTTTGAAATGACACCGAGGAAATTTCAGCTGATCTACAAAGAATACATTGAAATGAACAGCGGTAAAAAAGACAACAGCGGCGGCATTGATGACCTGCCGTGATCACAGGAGCGTCCTGAATGGGCGCTCTTTTGTTTTTGCAGGGAGGTATGTAAATGCCGAATAAGATAGGGATTGTAATCGCGGCAGATGGTGAGAAAGACTTTACCAATAGCATGAAGTCCGCGATGGAGTCTGTTAAAAAATTCGATGCCGAACTGAAGAATCTTGATGAAGAGTGTAAAGGGAACGCGAACAGCCTTGAATCTTTAACCAAGAAACAGGAAAAGCTGAAAGAAAAGCAGGAGGCTGCCAACCGTCAGCTTGAAGCTGCGAAAAGCGGACTCAGCAATGCAAAGAAGAATTATCGTGACGCCGGAGAAGCCCTGGACAAATATAAGGATGAACTGGAGGACGCCAGGAAAGAACTCCA